TTATACCATTGTAGAGTTGCACATTTGGTGCAACCAACTGAACGAAGTCTGAATCACTGCTGACGATAATATGTTCATCTTGGGGGTGTAGTGCAATCCAGCGGGCTATGATATCGTCCGCTTCTGCTGTAGGGCAACGGATCACGCTACAATTTGTTTTCTCGGACAAGTATTTAGTCAGCTCATCATAGGTTTCCCAAAACAACTTGTCCTCTTCTGCTTCAGTTTCGCTCATGGCACCACGAACCACAGCGCGATTGGCCTTGTAAGGTTTGTAGTGATCTTTGCGCCACGAGCGCCCTTCCAGTGCGAAAACCACATGATCTACGCCAAACCGTCGAGCTACCTTGTTGGCGCTCATCATGGTCAAGTGTAGTGCAAAGCCTAATTTAGTCCATGTGTCGCTGGCCCTGTGTGCCGAATGGCGGGCGCGGAAGAACATGTTGGCAGTATCAATCAGTAGATATTTCATCAAAGCGGTCCAGAAGTTTGTGTTGTTTTAAGTATTGTAACACATATTCCGACCAAAATCTATGGCCATTGGCTCCAAAGTGATAACTTTTGGGATTCACATGCTCGAATCCGTTGTTTTTTAGTATGGCGTTCCAACTGTGCTCTCTTGAGTAGGGTTGGATATAGTGATTTTGCCAATCTCTTTGATTTGGTATATCACTGAATGTGCTGTTGCCGCTGTAGAAAAGATGTCGTACATTGAGATCTTTTAACTTACAATGTAGGTGCCAGATTTTGTTGTGCCATTCATCTGTTTTTTGGGTCCAATTCACATCCAAAATGTACTGACGATAGCGTGATTCCAATTCAGGAGGAACCATGTCCACACCACTGGCATTTACTTGGTAGTGCTTGCCCTCGAACACCCATTCTTCTCGTTCCCATGTGGTCCATTGAATCACCATTATAGTATCATACAGTCGAGAATAGTTTTCATGAATCCAATCTGTAGTAGTACGCAATATACGTTCATTGCTGGCTGCTGTTTCGGCATCACAGTAAAATTCAGTATTGAGCATTCGGCTCAAATGTTTGCCCCAGCTGGCTTCCAAGTTGATTGGATGGGGTCTGCGATCAATACCATATCGGCCATCATCCACAGCAAATACATCAGGCACCACTGCTTCGGCAGCCGCTGTGTGGCTGCATCCATTTACATATAATATCATTTCTGTAGCAATACTTTTTCTGTTTCGGCAGCCACCACACGCTTGCGAAGGCTTGAGCTTGAGAACGAATGATCTCTACCGTTAAACACAATTTCAATACCACGATCATAACACTCATCACGACCGGTAAAATTTTTGTCAGCATACTCTACGCCCAGCACACGCACATCCAAGGGTAGAATTAACAAAAGATCACAGAGGTCTTGTTCGGTTTGGTACACCACAACTTCATCAACATAACGACACGCCGCCAACTGTATCTGGCGTTCCACCACACTTTGTATAGGGTGATTCTTGGTATCTGGACGGTCGATGGTGGGATCAGTCTGCAGGCCCGCGATGAGGTAATCACAGTGATTTTTTGCTTCGGAGAGCATAGCAATATGACCTGCATGCAACATGTCAAAGGTCGAGAACGTGATACCAATTCGTTTACCTTCTGATTTGAGTTGTTTGATGTGATTGAATATCATCCTATCTCACTCCGCCCATCTCCAAGGTCACGTTTTTGTACATACATGCCGGAGTTTTTAATTGCTTGTTCTTGTTCCCATGTTTCCATCACAACATGTCTGCAGACATTTTGGAACCAGCGATCCACAATCTCGCCATCTGTGTCTGTGGGCTTCATCATGTAGCCGGCCTTGACCAAGCGAGCCACAAAGATCTCATTCCAATCCAGTTCAAATGCACCTTGATGCAAGTTGTTGGGATCCACATCCATACTAAGCACAGCCACATAAGGTTCGCCTTTTTCTGTGGCAATTTGCTTTTCAGTTTTTACTGGCGGTTCTACTGCCTTGACTTTAGCAACTTTTTCTGCTACAGGTTGCGGCTTCTTTGCTTTTTTCTTGAACCAATCAAACATATCCAATACTCCTAACATGACGTCTGGCGTCATTTGCCCCAGCCATTGCCCCAGAGATCCACATGCAATCTTGGGCTATAGTTGTAACCACGAGCCAGTGCCCAGTCTGCCACATTCACTCGGTTGCGTTCGTATGGTGTTACCACACCGCCTTGTGGCATCACATAGGTAACACCACGGAAGCCTGCCTCACGATACACACCCACAGCACGATCAACTTCTTCAAAGTGTGCCAGTGTTTCTACCACAAACTTCAAATATACTGTGCCATTGCTTTGATAGTCTGCTATGATCTCTGGCCGGATGGCGTCCGCCCACGATTCACCCGATGCTGACAGCTTGGGACTTACTGAAAAAGTAATTTCTCGTGTGGGCATGGCGCCTAGTGCAGGGCGACGCCACTCGTGCAAAAATGTTCGAAATGCTGGTTGTAACTTTTGAGTGCCATTGGTTTCAAATGTGATGTTCTTCAAATCACCCATGGCGTCCTGCGACAAGAGTTCTTCGTAGCCACGCTGCCAGCCTAACAACGGTTCGCCACCGGTGATCACAAGATGAACATCGTTGCCGTTGTCTTGCTGCCATCGATGATTGGGTGTGAGTGCCAGCATCTTTGAGATCAGTTCATCGTGTGTGAGTGTGTGACTCAGGTCCTTGAATGCAGGATGCCAACTGGCATACGAGTCGCATCCTGTGTTAACAAGAGGAAGCTCTTCAAAAGTCTTGTAGAGATGGATTGATTTGGCCACTTCATCCGCCTCAGTGCTCTTATGGCCGGGAGCGCAGCCAAATCCCGCGCATGTAAAGTTGCAACCGAAGGTTCGTAAGAACACAGAAGGAACTCCAACAAATCGTCCTTCGCCCTGTGCAGAGTAAAATAGTTCACTGACTTTTAATTTCATAGTTTATAATCTTGTTACTATACTTTGACCGATACGATGCGGCATGTGATTTTCTAACTTGTATTTGTTTTTTTCAAGCAATCTAGTCTCTTCGTGTAGTTTAGCACGAGTTTCTAGCTTTGTCACCCAACCAGGCAAAATTGCATCAACATATTGAAGATGCTCAACTGGAGTTGGATGCGGATCTCCGTTTCGATTTTGTTCGCACCACCCTGGATGCGGTCCGCCCCATCCCAAAGGGCGTAATACTTTTTTGTAACTGGGCAACACTGTGTCGATAATGCTACTGTACAAGCCAATCACATCATCGGCACGAATAGAATCATTGGCGAAAAGATGGGGATAGGTAATATCGCACATGGATATAAATTTCCAATTCACATTGGATTTTGATTCTAACAATGTCTTGGTTGCTTTGATGTATGCCATACTTTTAATTAGCCCACCGCGTTCGGTAACCTGTGCAATATAATCTTTGCTGCGGAGTTTATTTTTTGCTATATGTCCGACAGTTTGCCATCTATTGGTATACCAATCTTCGCGCATGACATCAGTCCAGCACACAATTACTGTATCGTTGGTGCTAAAATTATTATGTTGATCGCACTCCATGACACTGTTAAAAATAAATTCATTTCCAGCGCCTTGTCGGCCCCAGTTTTCAAAATAATCAAATTCTGGTGCTAAACAATCAGCCCACGTGCTCCAGCCGTAGTTGGTAAAACTACATCCAAACGCAAACAGTCTACTCATAGTTTTGTTGCTTTAACCAGTAGATGCCAACCCAAGTATTCGCGAATTGCCTGACGCATTTCTTCGCTCATTACTTCAAACCAAGGTTCCAGTTCATAGATACCTTGCTTGTACTTAGGTACATTATACATGAAACAATGCGCTTGTCTAATGCGTCCGATATGGAATTTGCCCTCTAGCAACTGATATACTTCTTCTTTTGTGTAGGCTTTGGCGTAAGGACAGCCGGCTTGTGCTTCGTATTGATCTAGACCTTTTTGGATCATGGCATACTTCCAACTGTCACGAGCATACACTAACATTTTGAATTCACCACCATCTACAGTTAAACTATGGATGTTTTCAATCACACGATCAATGTCTGGATAGTGATGCAACACACCACAACTGTAAACCAAATCAAATTTACCCAGGTGCGACAAGTCATAGTCGCCGCTTGCTTGATAAAATTCACCTTCTAGGCCAAATACTTCAAAACGTTTTTTGGCTAATGCAATGCTTTCGCCACTAAGGTCAATGCCAACATACTCGGCACCGTGTTTGGCAAACTCGGCTGCGTCGGCACCAATACCGCATCCAATTTCCAACACACGTTTACCAGCATACAAATGAAACTGCGCTAGATCTTTGAGATGTGGTTCAACAAAATAACGTTTCTCGCTGTTTTCATTAAAAAATTGTTCTGTGCCAACTTCGCTGGCGCTATGATTAATATTGCAAGGCTGGCGGTCCCAGTACTGCACAATCTTGGTTAATAGCTCATTACTCAAAGGGACTTTCCTTCCATTGTCTCAGTCGTTTGTGTGGATCTTGCAGGACCATCCTGGCCCAGATGTCTGGATTTTTACCAGTCATGGAATCTCTAAACCATGTGGTATCACGACCTATGCTGTCAAGATAGTCTGCAATTTTGGTAGTTTCATCAATTCTACGTTTGCGCCATGAAATGTGATTGAAATCTCTAGGATTATTACCCGGCATGTTCTCTAACATGATACGTTCCTTGAATGTTTCATCCAAATTTTCACCGGTAAGGTCATAGCGTTCGTGATGTATCATCACAGGAATTGTTTTTACAATATCCAACATCCAGGCCACTTGGCTGGTCCAGGCATCATTAATTTGATGCGGACTCAAGTGTCCAGTAATTTCCACCCATTTTTTTGGCAGGATAGGAAAGATAGCATACGGATGTTTGTGATTGGTCTCGGCTCGAAGCAAATAAAACTCTTGACCATTATCTCGAATCACCTGATCCCAATCCTGCGTTTTCATCACAGCATCGTCGTTCCAGAAGAACAACCATGAGCCTTGACTATAACGGGCCAGCTCATTAAGATACTCGTTCAGTCGCATGTATCCCAGTCTTTCAAACTGTATGGCGCTGTATTCTACACCAAGATCATCTAGATAAGGTTGTATAACATCTACAAAGTGTTTGATATTTTCAGTGTCATCGTTGTCAAATGCCAGCATCACTTCTATTCGACTGGGGTCTTTGGCCCGGTCAAGTAGAGTGCGCAAGCATTGTTCTAGTGGTTTTGGTCTGCCACGAGTTGGCAATAAAACACTGATGTCGATAGGGCTGTCAGGGGGTAATAAGTTCTCTGGTATCATATTCTATTTCAGGTAAAGTGGCTGAATTAGTTTTTGTTATTGTTGTTTTTCCAAAATTCCGCTTGCGAGCAAAGTACATGTTCTCTAAGAATCGATCCATGCTCATGGTTTTATCTTCTACGCTGTCAAATTTGTATAAACATGGTGTGTTGATGTCAGCATCATCCAACAAGTATCCAAGGAAGTCATAGTCAAACTTTTGTTGGATTGGCAATGCTGGTAAATCTTTGTAATCAATCACATAGTTTCTTTGAAACTGCAACAACTGATTTAGTATGCTGCTGTCAATAGTATACGTGGTTCTCACAAAACTGTCAATGATATTGAAAACATGATTGATCTTTTGTTGTTGTTGCATGTACAGAGTGGTTCGATGCACAAGATTCCATCCAAACACTTCAATGTTGCCAATTCGAGGATGATTGATACGACCGTCTGTGGTCCAGTTTCTAAAGTAACTGCGTGTTTCATCAAACTGTTGTTGGAACCATTCGTCGCTTTCAATGTACTTGTACAAACTGTCATAAAACTCACTGTAGTCAATACCATGTGCTTTGGCCAGATATCTAGCAATGTAAGTGGTCAATCCATTGATGTGAAAAGTTTGAATAAAACTGTTCCACACCAGTGTGTCCAACATCATTTCTCTAGGAATGTCTTTGGTTCCTACCACAACATCCACGCACTCATCCATGTCTACGTCACCGTAGCTGCCACTCATGTAGTCGTACACCGGCACAGAGTCCAGCTTCCACATTCTCTTTTGCAAGAGGTTCATTTCGGCATTTTCCAACAACTGCGCTTGAAGAATGTTCACACCGGTATGATTGCCTGCTCGGAAGATTTGCCAAAAAGCGTTTTTCCAAGTTTCCACAGTCTCGCCAGGCAAGCCCAAAATAACTTCTGTGTAAACAGGAATGTTGTTTCTATCACACAAGGCAAAGATTTCGTCAATCTTGTGTTGATCAAGATTTCTACGCTTGATATTTTCCAACACATCATGGTCCATGCTTTGCACACTCACAGTAAGACCTTGGCCAAAGTTAGGACTTTCATCAATCAGTTTCTTTACGATACCAACTACTTCGTTCTTTTGATTCTTAGCCCAGGTCATGGAGAATGATGCCAGCTTGGCCCACTGCTTTTGTACTTCGATTAACTTGTCCACAATCATGTTGTCACGTTCAATGAACATGCCAAAGTTGGCGTCTGTAATTGTGACAAATCCGCAATGGCGGCCGATCCATTCTAGTTCATGGAACACTCTGGTGAGTTCAAACTTTTTTACCTTGTTGTAGGTGAGACTGCCCCAGTCACAAAATGTACACTGGTAAGGACACCCACGATTGGTTTCTAATGTAGCGTTCCAAATCACATCAGGGTTTTCTGCCATGATGCGATCAAAGATTCCTGTAAGATATGGACTGGGAATTTGATCAAGATTGTCGATCCTGGCGCAATCACCAGTATCTACTAGCCCTGCTGGAGTATTGATCAACAGGCCGGGAATGTGTGTGAAGTCTGTGTCAAAGTCTTCTAGTATGCGTTTAAAGGTTATCTCGCCTTCCATCTTGCTCACAAGATCCATG